CCTACCGCTTTGACTTTCAGGCGTAAAAGTCTAAACGCCGCACTCAAATTTATCATTGTTTGAGCTCATGTAATAAATTACATGCTCGGATTAATATCAGTTGTACCGATAAATCCGACAAGGGAAAGCCACGTCATAAGGAAGCCCGTTCCGGGGCTGGTAATTGTTACCGCCCATTGGATTGGGCTTATGACTGAAAATGCGGTTTCCATGTTGAAATAGAAAGTGACAGAACTTGGTGAGTTCACGGCATAGATTGTTGTTCCATCCTGTAGTGCCAAGTTTGATGTGTTGCTCCCTTGCGAAACTTTCATTATCGCATTGAAGGCTGTAGTTGGAGCAAAAGTATTCGAACTATTTGCTACATCTATTATCACTTTGTAAACGCCTCCAGTCAGTAGACTATTGGAGCCGCTCCCCAACGGAGCCGTTGTGGTTTCAACGCCGTTGAAATTGGACACAACACCTCCAGCTGTTGAAGAGGTTGGCCATGCCCAAGCATACGGCACATACGCAATTGTAGGTTGAGGCCACAAAAGTAGCCTTGGCGTTAAGTTTTCATCCTTAAATTCCAATTCGTATGTCATCAACAAATAACCGGGTGAGTCAGTTGTTGTGGTCTTGGACAATAAGAACACTTCGCCAGCGGCATAGTGAGCTATATCGTCCGTCTTCCCATAATCTACTCTTTTCCACTCATCATCAGTCTCAAGAATGACTGTTAAATTTTGCCATTGGGCACAAATTGAAGTGTGTGGGTCCGAAAGAACGAACGGTAATAGATTTGGAGACGTTTGGTTAAGATACGTTGACCCTCGGTCCTTATTATAATAAATCATAATTGAACCGGTTGAACTCGTTGAACTAGTGGTCACGTAATGCACTGCCAGTTTCTTAAACCGGAAATATGAGTACATAGTACCATACTGCCGAATCATTGAATCAACAAAGACAACTGGAGTCAAGGGTATACCAACACACATCGTCCATGTTGCTATACTCCCCGTTCCGTACGCCGCTGAAAGAAATTCACGTCCATACAAAGTATGGCCGTTCTTTGTTTTCTTAACGATTGTACGGCTTCCTGAAAGAGTAGCCCCCAGTGCAACTGGGGCTCTCGTCATGACTGCTCCTGATGGTTCAGCCATGGAAGCTTGCCGTTGTCTTTCGACTACGATAGCTTGTGCTTGCTTTTGATGTCGAACTTTGGATGGTTTGTAAGCCATCGGTTTGTTCTTCTTCTTCGCCGCGCGATTCTTGACCATTTCAACTCCTTTGTTAACTCCCCAATTGACTAGAGTTTTAACAGGCTGTGTAATGATGTCCACGGCAAGATTTTGGGCCCAATGTGAGTCCGACGCAGTGGATACCTCGTTTCCTAATCCTCCCCGAACTTTAGAAAGTGTACCTTGGTTATTCACCACAGTAACAATTGCTGTATCTTCAGAGTCAGGGAGTTCAACAGTATAAGCTGATTTCCCCGTGTCGACTGGTAAATGACGCCCAAAATTGAGCGTATCTTTAACAGTCTTAGTAGAAGACTTTTGATCTTGTACTTTCGATGTAACTTCAACTGCTGATGCTAATTCGTATCCTGCTGCTGCAAGGCCTCCTAGAGCAAGTGGAACTATGAAGGCCAGGTTTTGTGCTAGTATTCAACTAACACCCTTGATTTTGTGGTTGCCCAGCGGCAACCACATAATCAAGATGGGAAAAGACTTTCTTCCGCAATTTCCCTTCCAAATGTCTAAGTTCTTGTTTGAGATCGCGAGCTAACTCGGTAGACATTTCTGAACTGAGGAACTTGCATAGCATTTTCGCCCAATTTAGTGGAACGGGTCCTTCTGAAGTGAATCGCTGGGAGCAGAATTCAAAGTCTTGTATATCACCCCGACTGGTCGTAGGACATGCCTCATACATTCCTACTATTTTGCCCAGTCTTTTGTATCTGGAAGCTCCATCTTCTTCTTTCGTCGAAATGTCTGCTTCCACTGAATCATCGCCCATAGCAATAATCCAGTCACCCCCCAAAATATGGTGGTCTAACACCCTACACCGTGAGTTTGTGCTTGACGTGAGATACGACCCAGACTTCATAAGTCCAGGTTTCCCTTGTTCAAAGAGTTCTCCATTAGATAATGAAAAGACCGATCGGGCCAAACAGTGAATTCTGTTGACCATGGCTCTTTGACAAAGAGGGTGAGCTCCCGCACTCAACCTAATTCGAATCTCTGCATCTGCCAGCAATTCCCAAAGCTGAACAGACCAGTCCCATCCTGAAACATCTGCTTCATAAAGTGTNTAGGCNTTTGAAGCCATCTTTACATCGTGGAAGACAGATTTTGCGAGCTCATCAGTAAGCCCTATCCCTGGTTTAGAAGGGATATGTTTCCAGGTATCAATCTCTTTCCGGTTTTGAACACCGAAAAGGACTCGTTCAACCACTTGGTCTACAACAGACACTGACGAGATTAAACGAAATCTCTTTGTCTTGATTTTCGAGAGCTTATGAGGCTCTTGTTTAACAAAGAGACGAACGGGATCACACCAACCTGCCTTAACAAGTTGTTGTGGAGTCGAATTTGCGGGAAACGAATTCCCAGATAATAACAGTAACCTCTCAACGACACAGGACACGAGAAACTCCTCAAAACCAACCAGAAGTTTTGAGTTTGTAGAAGCCAACTTGGACAAAGGTGTCCCTGGAGACCCTTTCGGGTTCAGTGAGTGGTTGACTTCCCACCTAACTTGATCTCTCAAGCTTTCTTCTTCCCATTCACGACAGGCGGTTGACGCTGTCGTGGTGGGATATAAGGTGATGAGCTTTTCGATAGCCTCCCTGAGGCCTTCGGGTTCACTTGTTGCTGTGAACCGCGTGGCTTGGAAGCTGAGACTTGCGTACTCTGCTTCTGAACCCACTTCGGGCCAGGCCCATTCTTTAAGTTCTGGGAAGATTTCTCTTCCTTCTTTAAGGGCTTGCGGCTCTCCTTTGGCTTTGGCGCCGTTGTAGCGGACACCAGTGGTTCCACAAGGGTAGAAAGGCATTCCGTCTGTAACGGAGTCACTTCCTTCTGTGAACTGATAACCACCAATGGAGAGCAGGGTTTCAATAGCTCGGAGACCTGCTGACTCGGAGCTTTGAAGTTTAAAGACTCTTGTATAACGCTTTGAACGACTTCATTGAACCCACTTTCATGTGCATTTCGGACAACCAAAGGTTCTCCAATATCATCATCATCNTCAGCAAGTTCATGCCAACGCCTCATTTGAAAGTGTTGTTCTCGATCNTATTCAACTGCGAATACATCTTTTCCTGCGAGGATCTTACCAACACCGTCGATTTCATACTCNCTNAATTCATAAGAGTTATCTCTCATTTCTTCAACTTGTACTTCTCGACCTGCAAACGTTCCCATCTTTGACTCTTGATTAGAACGCTCTAANAAGCGTAAAACGTTATAAACNTTTGTACACTCATTCTTTGTAGCATTGTTGGCTGGATCTCTTCCAGTATGTACCGCCACAATCTTACCGTTGACAACAACGGGAGTTCCACTCCAACCAAC